GAAGGGTTCAATGCATCTGGGAATGTCCTGACCACCCACATCAACAGCTTTGCGAACAGGTTGATTTTACGCACCTGCTTCCTTAAGCATTGCTTGTTGAGGGATGGCATCGACCCCACATCTTTCGGCGATGGCCCCAAGGATTTCGAGTACGTCTGCAAGCAGATGGAGAACATTTCCATGGGTGTCTACGGGGATGACAACATCATGTCCACCAATGACCCTACCTTCACTTTTAGGAGATTGAAGGAGTTGGCTGCTGAACATGGTGTTGTCCTCACTGATCCGCTCAAGACTGGGGAAGATTTTGACTTCCAGACCGAAGAACAGATCTCCTTTTTGAAGAGGGGGTTCGTCAAACCTGAGAAGTATGGTATTGCCAACACTGGGATGTTATTTTCCCCCATTGAACTGGCAACCATCTCCAGGATGCTTTGCGTCCGGAAACTCAGCTCAATTGACGACAGCGACTACATCAAGTCGAGGAACCAATCAGCCCTCCAACTGATGTTTGGTCGTGGCCCAGAAGAGTACGAGGCATTCCGCAGGCTTCTCATTGAGAACACTGCTGAGTACACGTCCTTCGACCCCTCCACCATTGAGCGTGATTTCATGACTTTCGAGGAGAAGTTCCTTGCTTGCTACGGCGAGCAGCTTCGGTGGCTTCCCTCGGCTGGATCCCAGACGACTCGCCTTTACTCACGTGAGGGCGCCAGCGTTGCTGGGTTCCAGTAGTCACTTTGCAGAGTGTTGGCCTATGTCCTACAGCCAACTATACTCCCCAGGACAGTGTACTATATTGTAAATTATGAACGACTCAAAAGAAACAGAAGACACTCCTCATGTTGGTAGCGCTAGCCACCATGAGCCAACAGCAGATGCTGGAATTAGCGTAACGAAGTACTCTGATGGTATCGAAGGGCCATTAGATCACAGTACAGTCCTTCACTCCGCTATCCCAGGTGACCAGCTCTCGGGCTGGTTCTCCAGACCACGCCTGATTTACACCCATGTGTGGAATGTGGGAGCTCACATGGATAGCATCGTTTTCGACCCGTGGGAACTTTTTATGTCTCAGAAGAGAGTTCTTGAAAAGACTAGGGGCTTCCGCTTTATGCGGG